ACCCCTTTCGAATGGGGTTTCTCGGACTTTTCCCGCGGGAGGTCTCACCTCCCGCCCCAACGACCAAAGGGTAAACCCTTGTGGAATCCCTGATAAACAAGAGTTTAAATCAACACCGTATTTCTATTTATGCCTTTTACAAAAGCAAATTTTATTTTAAAGTCTTACTCAAACACATAACACAAAACACCACTTCATACACCTCGTCTCTCCGAGTTAGCAGCGGCTAACTCGGCATAAAATAATATAGAGATATAAATAAAACATTTATTTTTTAGCGATATTTTTTCACGGAAATGTTATATTTAACCGTTTTCTCCGTCAAGTCAGGTAAAGTTAATTCTGCGGGCTGAATGATGGTTTAGTCCGTTGTATTAATAGCTTAAAAATATACAGCTATATATTAATTACATTTTTTTGCAAATTGAGCCAAAAAAATCTCAAAATGTGAAAAAATGGAAGAATATGATAAAAAAATTTCAAAGCGTGTACATTTTCGTACACGCTTTTATCTTTTTTACGGTATGTATGGAAGCACTTCCTAAAAATCATATCGGAGGATAAATGAAAAAGAAAGAAAAATTGTTTTGTCGTTTTTATGCCAAAAGCTTAAATCTTCACGAGGCGGCACGCAAGGCAGGGTATAGGACAAATGCCGAAAAAACAGCCTTGAAACTAACTGAAAGAGAAGACATAAGAAAAGAAATAAAACGACAGCTGAAAAAAGACGATGAGAATAATCTCTCATGTATATCGGCAGGGCTCAAGAGGCTTGCTTTCGGTAATGTGTCGGATGCAATAAAGCTGATTTTTGCACAGAGAGAACAAATTGATGATGAATTTATTGAAAGCTTGGATCTCTACAATGTATCGGAAATAAAATTTCAAAAAAGCGGCAGCATTGAGATTAAATTCGCCGATAGAATTAAAGCGCTGACTTTACTATCTCAATTACAAAACGGCGATGATACCGATTCGGCTTTGCCTTTTTATAAAGCGCTTGAAAAGAGCGCCGAAAAACTTGACAAGGTCGGTTATGACGATGAGTAAAAGTATATGTCCGGAATTTCATCCGTTTTCAAGAAAGCAGTTGGAAGCTCTTACATGGTGGTGTAACGGCAGCAGTAATGAAAACAAGGACGCGGTTATTTGTGACGGAGCGGTAAGATCGGGCAAAACGCTTTCAATGTCGATTTCATTTATCTCATGGGCTTTTTATCGCTTCTCAGGAGAGAATTTTGCCGTATGCGGCAAGACGATAGCTTCGTTGAGAAGGAATGTAATTACCCCGCTTATACCTATTATAGAATCGCTTGGATTTGAAGTTAAGCTGAAATTATCAAGAAACATTATGGAAGTTTCCCGTGACGGCAAAACTAATCTTTTCTATATTTTCGGAGGCCGTGACGAATCTTCCGCCTCTCTTATTCAGGGTATGACTTTAGCGGGAGTGCTTTTAGATGAGGTAGCTTTAATGCCTCGTTCGTTTGTGGAGCAGGCGCTGGCTCGCTGTTCTGTAAACGGTTCAAAATTCTGGTTTAACTGTAACCCCGAACACCCTCATCATTGGTTCTATGAGGAATGGATTAAAAAAGCAAAACAAAAAAATGCCCTCTATCTGCATTTTACCATGCAGGACAATCCTTCTCTTACACCTGAAATTATATCAAGGTACAGATCAATGTATTCAGGTGCGTTTTATGAACGGTTTGTAGAGGGAAAGTGGGTCGCCGCAGAGGGACTCGTATATCCGTCTTTCTCAAATGCGAATTGTGCTTTGCCGCCCGTTCAGCCGGATAAGTTTTATGTTTCGTGTGATTACGGCACTGCAAACCCATGTTCTATGGGGCTGTGGGGCAGAGCAGACGGAAAATGGTACAGACTGAGAGAATATTATCATGACTCCAGAGTTTTAAAGGTTCAAAAAACCGATGAAGAATATTATGAAGAACTGGAAAATCTGATTTCCGGCAAAACAGTCAGTGCTGTGATAGTAGATCCGTCCGCATTAAGTTTTATCGAATGCATTAAAAGGCACGGACATCTTAAAGTGATTCCCGCTAAAAATGAGGTAATTAATGGCATCCGCAGGGTTTCAGACGCACTCAGAGAGAACAAAATAATTATTTGTCCCGGCTGTGAAGATATTATAAGAGAGTTTTCATTATACCGCTGGGACGAAAGAGCCGGTAAAGATACGCCCAAAAAAGAGCACGATCACGCCATGGACGATATGCGCTACTTCGTTTCCACCGTTTTGGGCGAAAAAGAGATGGGATTCTTTTCCATCGCAATCAAAAGATAACGGCAATATGCCAAAGGAGGATTTATGGGTTTATTCGGTAAAAAAGAAAGATGTATAACCGCAGCGTCGGGTATTCAGACCTCACGCGCTTCGGTACATCCTTTCTCAAGCCTTATGGCCTATGTACCGTTAAATAATCCGCAGCTCAGGCTGTACTCCGCTTTGAGAGAAGCTGTTCCTGTTATTGACGCAGCAATATTGAAGCTCACAAGGCTTACAGGGGGATTCAGGGTTGAATGTAATGATAAAACAGCCGAAAAAAAACTGTCTGAATTTTTAAGGACAGTAAATGTCGGGGGTAACCAAAGGGGAATAGAATCATTCATCTCTACATATCTCGAACAGCTTTTGACTAACGGTACGGCACTCGGTGAGATTGTCATGAGCGCAGGTAAAATAAAGGGTTTATACAATGCAAGTCTTGAAAATTTAGATGTCAAACGCCGCAAAAATTCTTTGGAAATAGATTTTTATAAAAGCGGTATCGCCGGTAATAACGAAAAAATAAAATATCCGTGGCTGATTTTGTTTTCCGCTCTTAATCCCGACGCCGAAAGCATAACCGGAAATTCTATGCTTAAAGGTTTGCCTTTTATTTCGGATATTTTGATGAAAATATATAATACGATAGGCTTAAATTGGGATAGAGTAGGTAATGTGCGCTTCAGCGTAAATTACAAGCCCGCAGCAGACGCACTCGGAGACGCCGAAAAAATAGCTTCTCAAATTGCTTCGCAGTGGTCGGAAGCGATGAACAATGATTCGGCGGTTAAAGATTTTGTATCTGTAGGCGATGTGGAAATAAAAGTAATAGGCGCTGACAACCAAGTCTTGGAAAGCGATGTACCTGTAAGGCAAATGTTGGAGCAAATTGTTGCCAAAACAGGGCTTCCGCCTTTCATGCTCGGTCTTTCATGGAGTTCTACGGAAAGAATGAGTGCACAGCAGGCAGATGTGCTTACAAGTGAATTGGAAGCATACAGACGAATACTTTCACCGGTAATTGAAAAAATATCCGCATTATGGCTTAAACTTAACGGCTATTCATCGGAATTGTCCATAATATGGGACGATATTACCTTACAGGATCAGGTTGATATAGCCAGAGCAAGACTATATAATGCGCAGGCTGCAGCATTGGAAAAAAATATCGGGACGGTGAATACAAACGAATAGCAAATATATTGAAAAATTTGAAATTACAGACGCTGATTTAAAAAAAATAAACGAGTTTTCACGCAAAAATCTTCAAAAATCCGATCTCTATGTTTTCACTGCCGCTCTGTGCGACAACGAAGTAGACAGAGACAACGAGAGATTCAGCGATGAAGCTCTTGAAGAAATGGCGCCGATGTTTGTCGGACGAACGGCAATAACTGACCACGCTATGAAAAGCGAAAATCAAATTGCAAGAACTTATGAGGCGTATGTTGAAACGGTACAGGGTAAATTTAATTCTTTGGGAATGCCATATAAAATTTTAAAAGCGAAATCTTATATGCCGCGTACTCAAAAAAATGCCGCACTCATTGAAGAAATTGAGGCAGGGATAAAAAAAGAAGTAAGTGTTTCCTGTTCCGTAAAAAAGAAAGTCTGCTCGGTATGCGGTAAAAGCATTTCCGATCCGGAGTGTTTTCATACGGTGGGGAACATATACGAAGCTCAAAAATGCCATACAGTGCTTTCAGATGTAAGCGATGTTTACGAATGGAGCTTCGTGGCTGTGCCCGCACAAAAAAATGCAGGCGTTACAAAAAGCTTTACCCTCGAAACAGGAGAAATGAATATGAATGAATTAAAAAAAGCTTTTGCAGATGCTAAAGATAAAGTAATTATAAGCAAAAGCTCTGCACAGACAATAATAAAATATATGGATGAACTTGAAAAAAAGGCAGAAGGGTTCGACGCCTACCGCAGTACTCTTGCCGATGAAACAATAAAATTATTCGCAATAGTTTTACCTGAAGCATCGGAAGAATGTATGAAAAAAACGGTACAAAATCTTTCCGCTGACGAGCTTGTAAATCTTAAAAAGGCTTTGGAGAATAAGGCAAATGAAGCGATGCCTATGACTTTGCAGCTTAATCAAATTAAAACAGAGCGTCATTTTGATGACGATGAATACGACATATAGGAGGATATTTATGAATATATCACACAGAGGTTTAGGAGAAGTAGTAACAACTATTGAAACTTCAGACAACACAATAGAAAAAGGGTCAATTCTTTCCGTTGCAGACAATAAAGCCGTAGCGGCTGCGGAAGGGAAGCCGTTTGTAGGCACTGCAGCATCATCTCCGAGTTTGGGCAAGGTCGCCGTTCAGGTAAGCGGATATGCCGAAACAGGATATGATGGTACGCCGGTTTACGGTACGAATACCGTAAGCGTTAAAGACGCTCAGACACTCAGTATCGCAGGTGAAACGAGAGATGTTTCTACAGCTTATGCTGAAATCAGCGTAATTACAATAGATACGGTAAATAAAATAATCGGCTTTATGATGTAAGAGGAGTTAAAATGAATAATTATAAAAATATTAAAATTGAAAAAAGTATGTATAATTCAGGTAAATCTTTTTCGGAAATGCTTGAAATAATGGATCCGTCCGAACAGTATTCAGGAACAGAGCTTGAGGGCTCAGACGCATTTCAGAGGCAGCTTAAAAGATTTAATATAAAAGTTTCCGGCGCAAATTCAGATAAAGTTGAAAAATTTTTTCAAACAAGTGACTCGGCCGTACTTTTTCCCGAATATGTTTCCAGAGCAGTTAAACAGGGCGTAGGAGAATATAACATTCTCAACGATGTAGTTGCTGCCACAACAAAAATCAACGGCATAGATTACAGAACCATACAGCCTGTACTTTCAGACTCTGAAAAGAATCTGAATGATGTTGCGGAAGGTGCGTCAATTCCTCAGGTGGACCTTAAAGTTGCAGACAAACTTGTTACCCTTAATAAAAGGGGTAAGCTGTTGGTAGCGTCATATGAAGCAATACGCTATCAGAGAATTGATTTGTTTACTATCGCTTTAAGACAGATTGGCGCATATATAGCAAAAACTCAACTGAACGATTTGTACAACCATATTTCTGATGAACTAATGGCCAATAAATATGAAATTGTTCGTTTTTCAAATAATAATTCTTATACATTTGATGACTTTCTTAAATTCATGTTCAGCTTTAAAGACTACAATATGAATACTATACTTTGTAATTCAAGCTCAGCAAGAAAACTGCTTGCTGTAAGCGAATTTAAAACTGCTGCATCAGATGCCAAATTCCCTCTTTCCGGAGAAATTATCACGCCTTTAGGCGCCAAACTTATCATAATGAATGATATGTCAGACGACTGTTTCGTAGGTTTGGACAGTAATTATGCTTTTGAATATGTTCAGTCCGGTGAAATTACCACAGAATATGATAAACTGATCGACAGACAGCTTGAAAGAGCAGCTATTACAGTTACAAGCGGCTTTAATACCATATTTACAGACGCGGTAAAACTGCTTACAAAAGGGGACGCCTGAACTTAAAAATTAATAATTGCTGCCGTGGGTTTACCGCGGCAGCTGCGGAGAATAAATATGATTATAAATGAAGATTTTGTCTGGAATATTTTAAAAGAAATAAAAAAGCTCACAGACAGTGATAAGAGCGAATATTTCAATTTCTGCATCATCGCAGCACGGGAAATGGAAAATGTTTTG